AGACAGACAATCATCTCGACACGAATTGAGAACACAGTCACCGATGTCAACTGGGTCGATCCAGTCGCACAGTCGTTCTTAGTTGAAAGTGATGGTGGTGTATTCGTCACGAAAGTTGATGTTTATTTTTCAACTAAAGATGCACACGTTTCAGTGTCTGTTGATTTGAGAGAGATGGAGAATGGCTACCCAACACAGCGAATAGTTCCCGGCTCTAAAGTAACTCTTAACCCATCACAAGTGTCAATCTCTAGTGATGCAAGCGTTGCGACAACATTCGAATTCAAAGCGCCTGTGTACTTGAAAGACAACACAGAATACTGTTTTGTTGTTTCATCTAACAGTGATGACTATAACATATATATAGCCACAATGGGTTCTGTAGACATTGAGTCAAAAAGAGCAATTTCGAAACAGCCTTACGCTGGCGTTATGTTCAAATCACAGAACTCTAGTACGTGGACAGCAGATCAAACTTCTGATTTGAAGTTTACAATGTATCAAGCTCAGTTTCAAACTAACACCAATGCTATTATGCATCTCGATAATAAAGAACTAACAAGAAAGATTTCTTTATCATTGAATCCAATCAAAACGACTAATGGACAAGCTACTGCTTCTATAAAGATTGATGTCAACGATAACATCTTCGCTGGCTCTCGAATCCTTATATCTGGCGCAACCGCTGGAAATGGTCTAGACACAGATGATCTTAATGGTGTCAAAACTGTAACAAGCATTCAAGAGACTTCTGGTCAATTTTATGCTGTTTATGCTACAGCCAACAATGCTACAGCCACTGGATTAATTGGTGGAACTTTAGTAACATTCAGTCATAGATTTCAAGCGTCTGTGTTGATGCCAAACATGTTTGATATTAAACTTCCAGACACTTCAATCACATATCAAATCAAAGGCCTTACTGGTAAGTCTATCGATGGTGAAGAAACGCCTTATCAAGCAATCAACACTTGGACGATAATTGAAAACAAAGAGAACTTTGAACTGACGGTTCCTTGGGTAGTGACTACACAAGAAGATGAGTTAGCAAACAATTCTGGAAACAAGTCATTCAGCCTTCGCTCTATCATGTCAACAACTAACGCGAATATCAGTCCCGTTATCGACATCGATTCTGCTACAGTTGTTGCACCGCACTACAAAGTTAACTTTGATGAAACAATAGAACTGAATGGTTCAAACAACTTTGTTAATAACAGAACAGTTCCTATCACACTTAGACAATCTGCTGAATCGCTTAGAGTGTTCTTAGACGTTAGTCGTGTTCGTGATAGTGATCTTATTGTATCAGCAAGATTTGGTAACTCTCTCGAAGAACTTGAATCGGCTTCCTTTGTTCGAGTCAATCCTGTTGTCGCACTTGCCACAAGCAACAGATCAACGTTTGTTGAACAAGAGTTCTCGATTGAATCTTTGAATCAATACACAGTGTTTCAAGTTATGGTTCAACTGAAATCTAAATCGTCAGCATTGATACCAGTTGTTAAAAAACTCAGAGTTATTGCACTAGGAACTTAACATGCTTAGAAAAGTCAAAGGGTTTGGCAATTTAGTCAAAGACTTAAACACAAACGCAATCATAAATACAGATGACGATTCATTGTATAATGCCAGAAGTGCTAAACAGAATGCTTTGGCTAAGATAGAAAACGAAAAAAGAATAGAGCTAAGGTTGTCTATATTAGAAGACAGAATTAATGAACTTCTACAAGGGAACTCAGCTTAATGCTAGAATTATTAACATTAACAGATGTCTTTGCTACAGGTGGGACTGTAGGTATAGCTGGCATCCTCTTTTTCTATTTAATAAAACTTCTATCATCTCGCGTGAGTGATGGTGTAGTCAACATCACACAAAACAGAGCTAAAGTTGACATCATCGAACAATTAAGAGAAGAGATTAATCGAATTAGGGATGATTTGAATGAACTGAAAGAAAATCATAAAATAGAAATGCTTGTCATCAAAAATATGCATGACGAAGAACGAATTGAATGGAAACTTCAATTAGCTCATTTAGAAAAACAGTTCGAGTTTTTGAAAAACAAAAACGAGAATATGCGAAGCGAAGCACTAGATGCTTACACTTACATCACAACACGCGAAGACTTATTCAAAGCAACATATGCAGAAGAACTTAAAGAACGTTTAATGCGTATTATAGTCGATGAGAACAAATAATGATAGCAACACGAGAAGAATTAAAAGAATATTGTCTCAGAAAGTTGGGCGCACCAGTTATCAACATAGAAGCTGATGACACACAACTTGAGGACCGTATTGATGATGCTATACAAGTTTACGTTGAACAGCATTATGATGGAACAGAAGAGAAGTGGGTTTCTTATCTACTAACGCAGACTGATATTGATAGTGGTTATATTACGCTTCCAGATAATATACTGGCTGTTCTAGAAGTTAGAGCTAACAGTCATTTGTTGGGCTATCGTGACATGTTCAGTTATCAATATCAGATAAAGGCGAATCAGTTATCACCTTTTCAAGTATTTGATTCTGTCGATTACTTTATGAAGATGACTAATCTTCAAAATACGATGGACCTAACATCAGTAACCCCGACATTTGAACACATTAGACACGCCAAAAAAGTTAAAGTGGCTACTGATTTGACTCGATTAGGTGTTGACTATCCATTTGTTATGAAAGTGGCTATGATACTTGATCCAGAAGACATGGTGTCAATGTATAACGACAAGTGGCTGAAATCATATGCTACTGCGTTGTTCAAACATCAATGGGGTTCAAACGTAAAGAAATATAACGAAGTTCAGTTAATTGGCGGTCTTACTATAAATGGTCAACAACTCTTTGATGAAGCTAACCAAGACATCGAACGTTTATCCGAAGAACTAGAAACGAAGTATACTGAACCATTTGGATTTATTTTTGGATAAAAATGGCAACTAATACTTACTTTAATAATTATAAAGCTTCTAACGAACAAGACTTAGTTGAATCTATGATCATAGAATCGATTCAGATTAAAGGACTTGATTTAGTCTACATTGAACGTATTCAAGAAAATATGGACTATCTGTTCAACGAAGATACAACAAACGTTTTTAAACAGGGTACGATTATTGAAATGTATCCAACATTCGTTACTGGCTTTGATGGCGATGGCGAAATGTTTACTCGATTTGGCCTTGACAACTTCAAGACTGGCTCTTTTGTTGTGTCTAAGAAACGCTTTGAAGATGAAATGCCATCGTTCATACGTCCCAAAGAGGGCGACATCTTATTCATGCCCATCACGAATTCGTTTCTGATCATTCGTTTCGTTAATGCAGAATCACCATTCTTCGAAAAAGGTAAACAATTCGTCTGGGAGCTTAACACAGAACTGATGACATACTCACACGAAGATTTCACAATCACAGATCAAGAAGCATCTGATGCTTTTGATGCTATAGATTTAGATTCAATATTGAACTCAGATGGCTCTGAAGAAATCTATACAGACGATGATCCCAGTGCTGACAACAGAGAACTTGAAGAAGATGGTGAAGAACTGATTGTGGTGAATCCATCGAATCCATTTGGAGTTAGATGATGTTTCAAGATCACTTCTATCACAGTACAATCAGAACGTATATAAAAGTCTTTGGTGCTATCTTTGATAGTTTGAAGATCAAACGTGGTGACAAAACAATAGAGGTTCCTATCGCCTGGGCTTCTGGTCAAAAGTACAACATCAGAAACGAACAGAACGCTGATCCTAATTTAGTTAGATTCAGACAAATTCATCCTAGAATGTCTTATGAGATGACTGGCTTCGCACGTGATGTTCCACGTGTGAAGAACAAATTCAACCAGATCACAAACTTTACATCAGTAGATGAGCCAGTTAAATCACAGTATATGAGAGTTCCGTACACATTCAATTTCAGATTGGATGTGATTGTTCAGTATTTTGATGATCTGTTACAGATCATGGAACAACTCGTTGTCTATTTCAATCCAACGATTCAAGTCGTTGTGAAAGATAATCCTTCTATCGATGGCGAAACTGCACTGACGATAACCCTTCTTGATAACCCATTCGAAGATCGTTTTGAAGGCTCTTTCGAAGATAAGAGAGAAATCTCAGCAACGCTGAACTTCACTCTTGAAGGCTTCTTATACATGCCAACTTCATCTAGCAACATCATCAAAAGAATTGAATTGAACTATAAAGATTTAGAGACAGAAATTTTAGCCGAACAAGATGTAATAACCCCTGATGAATAATTTTGATCAGACGTTACATAATCTTCTTGAAGGCGTTGACGAAGAGGGACTAGAAACAACTGACATCACAGAAGTTCCTGAGATGACGCCAATCGTATATGTTGAAAAGAATTCTGCTTTGGCTGAAACAGAAAATGCGGATTTGTCAGAAGATTATAAATTTGCACGATCTAATCTGTATGGACTGATTGGCAAGGCTAACGCTGCACTTGAGATGACGCTCAAGATCGCTCAGATGACAGAATCGACAAAGTGTATGGATACTGCGTCTCAGATTTTAAATGTCTCAAATCAGCTCACAAAGTCTCTGCTGGACTTACAGAAACAGATCAAAGATAGCAAACCAAAAGAAGGTGCTAAGAAATCAACTTTCATTCAAAATAACAACTTCTATTCATCTGAAGAACAAAAAGAAGTAAATAGTGTTATAGATCAATTAGATGATGAAGAATGAAGTTAAAACCGAATGCTGTTGTTAAAGATAATCCACTAGCAACAGTAAGTACTATCACAGACAAGATCAAAAAGTTAGACAGTGGATCAGCAGCATTCAATGTCTTAGAATTCTATTCTAATAATAAAGGTCTTGTCAAGAAGTTTCTAAGAAAGAATACACACAAGTTAAAAGTCCCCGACTACGAAGAAGATGATGTTCCAGATAGCTGGTGGTACAAAGGTCGTCAAGGTCTTCTTCGCGCAAAGATAAAGAACAGAACTTACTCTCTCGTTCAGAAACTTGAGTGGATCAAGTGCGCTCTTGATCCAATATACTTCACAAGAAAATACGTAAAGATTATCAACATAGACGAAGGTATTGTCAACTTCGATCTTTACGATTATCAAGAAGAAATTATCAATCTTTTCGAAGATTCGAGATTTGCTATTCTTAAGATGTGTCGTCAGTCGGGCAAAACAACTACAACAGCTTCGTATATTTGTCACCAGATGATTTTCTATGAAAATTATGTTGGCATAATTGCACAAGCAACTGGTCAAGCACAAGAGATTCTTGAAAGAATTCAGATGGCTTATGAGTTATTGCCTTTGTTCTTACAACCCGGTGTTTCTGTTTATAACAAACGATCATTCACGTTAGCTAATTCTTCTAAAGCTTTATGTGGTGCAGCTACATCGACATCAATACGTGGTAAGTCTTTTTCTCTTGTGTTTATCGATGAGATTAGTTGGATCAAACGCGATATGCAGTTCTACGAATCCGTTTATCCTACAATATCATCTGGTAAGAACTCTCGTGTGTATATGGCGTCTACACCAAACGGTATGCGAGGTCTGTTTTACAAACTGTGGACAGAATCAGAACAAGGCATCAACTCGTTCGAAATTCTTAACATAACGTGGGAAAGAGTGCCCGGTCGTGACGAAGAATGGAAACGCGAAACAATCGCTAACACATCACAAGAGCAGTTCGATCAAGAGCAAGACTGTCTGTTTATGGGTAGCTCCACGTCCCTGCTAAACAACAAAACGCTTGAGAATCTACTTCGCAAGTCGCCAATTCTTATTGACGATGAAGGTATAAAAGTTTTCAAAGAGCCAGAAGATGGTCAAGAGTACATAATGACTGTTGACGTATCTCACGGTCTTGGTGGTGACTATCATTCATTCAGTATTGTGAATCTGACATCTGATCCACATGAAGTTGTATGTACATTCAAAAACAACATAATGTCAACGTTGTACTATCCACACTTTATCTATAAATACGCTACACATTTCAATGAAGCATTCGTGTTGGTTGAGATCAACGATCTTGGTAATCAAGTCGCTAATACACTCTACTATGATCTTGAATATGAAAATTTGTTGACAACAACAAGAGAAAAAGCAACACAGACTATTGGTTTCACGAGTAACGAATCACTTCGTATGGGCGTTCGTACAGACAAAAAATCTAAATCGATTGGCTGTTCGAATGCAAAAGAACTTATTCAGAAAAATAGAATCACCTTAAACGATGAATCATTAATCAATGAATTTGGTACGTTTGTTCCCAAAGGTGGCTCATACGCTGCTGACTCTGGAGCCAATGACGATCAAGTGATGACTATCGTTATCTATGCATGGGCTATGACACAGCCTTATTTCATGGATTTGGCTAATCAAGATGTTAGAAAAAAACTAATAAATCAGATTAAAGAAGAAAGAGACAGTAACATCATGCCATTTGGTATAATCGACAACGGCGTTCATGATGCATTTGACGGAAATTTTGATTCAGACTTCTATGAAGGTTTCTAAATAGTTCTAACAGTAAATAATAAAAATGAATTCTTTTTTCTAAATTTAAGAGGCTTATAAACAATGCTATCACCCGGAGTTCTTGATAGAGAATTTGACACCACATTTAATGTGCAGTCTATCACATCACAAGCTAGTGCAACAATCGGTGTATTTCGCTGGGGTCCAATCGATCAGCCAGTCCTCATCACAAACGAATCTGAATTAGCTACACTTTTTGGTCAACCAGACATAAGCACATCAGAGTCATATCTGTCTGTTCAAAACTATTTGTTTTATAGCTCACCAATTTTGGTTTCTCGTGTTGTAGGTACTTCTGCTGTTAACGCGGTTCCTACTGGCGAAACGCCTCT